TCATCATGTTTGACACCATTTCAATCAACGGCATTGATTACGTTCGCGCCAACTCCCTGCCTGTCGCCAAGCCCAACGGCAACCGCGCAGTTGTAGTTGTGGATCGCGGCTGGATCTTTGCTGGCGATGTCACCAGGGAAAATGGACGCATCCGGCTCAGTCGTGCGCTGCATGTATTTAAGTGGGAATCCATTGGCTTTGCCAAAATGGTAGAAACGGCAAAAGCCGATCTTCGCTCCATCGCAGATGTAGACATTCCTGAAGGTGCCGAAATCTTCTGCGTACCAGTTTCTGAAGACTGGGGGCTTTCATGACTGCTGAGCTAATGCGCCCAGTTGGCAACGGCAACGGCAACGGCTACGGCGACGGCAACGGCTACGGCTACGGCAACGGCTACGGCTACGGCGACGGATAACAACACATACACCACTATGGCGCGTCAATCCTGACACGCTAACAACACACACGGAGCAATAACATGGGCCTTCTCGACAACTACACACACAACCCCGACAACGCGGATACCGGCGGCGATTACTCACCAATTCCTGACGGAGAGTATACCTGGGTCATCAACGCTGCTGAAGATCACGTGTCAAAGAGCGGCAACGCTTCAACCAAGTTTGAATTTGTCATTGAAAACGGCGAGTACGAAGGTCGCAGATACTTCAAGTACCTGTCATCAAAGCCCGAAAACCTCGCCAAGTCACACGCACAGCTTGATGCGCTGTTGCTGCTGGTCGGTCCTAAAGGTTTCAATAACACCCTTGACTGGTTCGTCGGAAAGACCTTCAAGCAGCATATCACGGTAAAGAAGAATGCCGAAGGCAAACTTGAGAATCAGATGTGGCTTTCGGTAAAGAAGGGCAACGCTCCTGAAGTAGCTGCACCCGCTAAGCCGTCCACCCGTCCTGTTGCGGCACCCGCCGCTTCGTGGTAACCCCTAACAAAAGAAAGGAGAATAACACCATGGTTAAGAAACCCGCTAAAGACACCTACGCCAAGCCAGTCAAAGAAGGCAAGGCCGTCAACGTGAAGCCGATGAAGCCCGGCAAAAAGGGCTGCTGATCACTACAGGCTTGAGATCCGTGGCAGCGGCTATGCCCGTTTGCTAGAATGTTCTCCGCGTGGTCCCTGCGTTATGGGCTTACTGAAAGGGTCGAAAACCAATCGACACTCGTTTAGCCGTTAGGATACCGAGGGCACGAGATAGCTACCGTGGACGCACAGAGTAGCAGGAGACAGGTCGGAAAGACGGCCATTCATGGCGGGAAGTGGCAAGCTGCGGACATCGGCAGCCGGTAAAGCAAGTGGGTGATGCCACGCTAATGCTGGTTCGAATCCAGCCTCCGCCACCACATATGCAAGACCTCCGCACCGCCGCCCAAGTCCTCTGGCACCTCCGCCATTTTTGCAGGCTGCGGGTAATCCTCAGACTACTCTTAGACAGGCTAAAACATGACCGACACTCCCCAATACCCCCCCATCGAAATCAAACACCGCTGGACCGATGATGTCCTGTACTCGTCGGCCAAAGGGAAGACGCTTCGTGATGCGGTAATCGAAGTCGTTGCTAGCAATGCCAACCTGAGCAATGCCAACCTGAGCAATGCCAACCTGAGCGGTGCCTACCTGAGCGGTGCCGACCTGAGCGGTGCCGACCTGAGCTACGCCGACCTGAGCTACGCCGACCTGAGCTACGCCTACCTGAGCGGTGCCAACCTGAAAGGTGCCAAGATCGTCAGCGTTGCGCAAATATCATTCACCGGTCACGGAGAATGCGGACGTACGTTAATCGCAATCCAGACCGAGACGGCAATCTATATTTGTTGCGGCTGTTTCGCTGGATCGCCGGATGAACTACGAGCATGGATCATAGGCGACGAAAAGCGATTAGCTAAGACCAGGACGCTTGCCCTTGATACGGCACTTATCCTGCTGGCTGCGAAGAATGACGAGGTGGGCGAATGAGCACCTCGGCTGCGGATAATTCTCAGACTCATTTTATCATGACAGATAAAATCACAACCGAAGAACTCCGCGAACTCGCATCGTCAACGCACCCGTTGCATGGTGACCTTGTGCGGGTGGCGAAAGAACTGTTAGCTGAAAATGAAGCCGTCCTAACTATCCTGCACCAGTGGGAAGAGCGATGCGATAAGGCTGAGGCCGAACGCGACGCGCTGCGGGCTGAGGTTGAGCGACTAAAGTCTTCCCCGGTGGTCGAGTTCACTGATGAGATGGTTGAGCGTGCATGTGTCGAGTTGGCAGAAGGCGATTGGGCACTTTATGGCGAGGAATGGCAGGAAGCGACCCGTCGCGTCATGCGCGTCGCTCTCGTCGCCGCGTTTGGGGGGCTCCCATGAATAGCTGCACACGCTGCGGATCATACGCAATTAATCCGGCAAGTCATGGCCGCAAAAAAGATGCTGATTTGGATTTGTGCGATGTTTGTTATTGGCGGAAGCGGGAGGAAGAGTTGCGTGCCGTTATGTTGCGTGGGGCGATTGCGGATATGGAGAAGAAGAAATGAGCCTAGCTTGCCCCAAATGCAAAGGACCAACAAAGGTCTACGACACACGAAAAGCAGGAGCACACGGGATCTGGCGAAGACGTAAATGCAAAACTTGCGATAATAAGTTTACTACTGTAGAAAAGCCCGTTAATCATGAGTAAGGATAACATAGAAGAAATTGCCGAAATAATGTTCGAAACAATGCAATACGTGTACCCGAATAAAAAGAAAGTTTCTTCAAACGAAGAGGGGCTTGCGTACGTAGAAGCTCTAATGTCTTTGGTAAAAACAGATTTTACAAAATAAACCTTTTAACTCCTACTCACGGACACCTTGAGAAACATGAAACTAAGACCGTATCAAGAAGCAGCTATCGACGCTTTGCGTGGCGCATTAAATGACGGCATGGCCCGCCCCCTGGTGTGCATGCCTACCGGCAGCGGAAAAGGACCGACCATTGCAACGCTGGTGCATCGCGTTCATCTTAAAGATCCATCTTCTAAGATCGTTATTGCCGTTCATACTCAGGAGCTAGTCGAACAGCTTTCCAAGACCTACGAAGCTATCAGCGGGACAAAGCCAGCGGTTTATTCGGCTTCGCTCGGCGTAAAGAAGATCGGCCCCGTGACCTTCTGCCAGATCCAATCGATTGCAAACAAGGCGTGCGATTTCGGATCTATCAAGTTGCTGGTGGTGGACGAATGCGACCGGATGCCCCTTACTGGTGAAGGCCAATACCGTACGTTTCTCAAAGAAGCCGCTATCGTTAACCCGAAGATCCGTATCGCAGGTTTCACGGCCACGCCGTACCGCATGGGGTCGGGCTTGGTGTATGGAGAAGGCCAGCCGTTTTCCGATATGGTGTACGATATCGGCATCAAGGAGCTAGTTCACGAGGGCTACCTGTCGCAGTTGGTATCAAAGGATGGCGGCGCTCCCGACCTGACCGGCGTTCATGTACGTCAGGGAGACTTCGTAGCGAGTGAGTTGGAAGCGATCATGTCGGACGAAGACACCGTTGCCAAGGCATGCGCTGAGATCATGCGCTATGGACAAGACCGCAAGGCGTGGCTCATATTCGCATCGGGCATCAAGCACGCCAACCTGATCAGTGCCGCGCTAAAGACGCACGGCGTCGAGGCTCCTGTTATTGAGGGAAACATGGACAAGGCCGAACGTGCGCGATTGATCGCGGCGTATCGCAATAAAGAGCTTAAGGCGTTGGTAAACGTCAACGTCCTAAGCGTTGGTTTTGACGCCCCTCATGTTGATTTGTTGGCCTTGATGCGTCCGACAAAGAGTAGCGGGCTGTACTACCAGCAAATTGGTCGTGGTCTGCGGCGTGCTGAAGGAAAGATTAACGCTATGGTCCTTGACCTAAGCGGAAATATTTCTCGTCACGGTCCTATCGACACGTTGAACGAGCGCATAAAGAACAAGAAGAAGTCTGACAAGGAAGGCGTTGCGCCGACCAAGACATGCCCAAAGTGCCAAGAGATCGTCGCAGCCGGCGTTCGGCTATGTCCGTGCTGCGAGTTTGAGTTTCCGCCACCGGAGATTGCCAAGCACGACACCGTTGCTGCGTACGACACCCCCCTATCTAACTCTGAAATACTCGAAATCCCGGTAGACGCCATGACGATTCGCGTGCATTCCTCTAAAGATCCGAGCAAAGCGCCGACGCTGTGCGTCAACTACATGTGTGCATCGACCAAGATCAGCGAGTGGCTGTCGGTTGACGAGAAGGCGCATACGTGGGCACGACACAAAGCCAAGCAATGGTTTCGTGATACGCCATTGGAAAACGCCGACGGAAAGCAGATTGTCGTTCGTGATGATGGATTGTACGGAATTACCGCAGAAAGCGAGATTCGGCTAACGACCGCTATGGCGTGCGTTCAGTTCCTGGCTTGCATTCCGAAACCCACACGCATACGCTTCCAGACCACACCGGAATCGTCCAAGTTCCCCAAGGTGTTGGGTCGGAGCTTCGCGTGACCCCTATTGAACTTGCCCAAAAGGGCTGGCACCTTATCCCGTGGTCAAAGCGTGCTTCCTCAAGCCGCCAGCCGATGGTGAAGGGGTATCTCGGAACACTGCCAACACCGGAGGAAGTTGCTGAGTGGCATCGCAAGTGGCCGTCGTGTGATTGGGCGATCAAGCCTACGTTCCACGTCGTGCTTGATATTGAGATGAAGAATGGCCTGGACGGGGAAGCCGAACTGATCGAAAAGTTCCAGCCCTTAGAGGGTTTCCCTAGTACCAAGACTTTCAACGGGGGCCGTCACGTCTGGATGCGCGTACCTCATGACTGCACGCTCAAGGGCGGCGTGTGGATCGGTGACGCCCTGGAAGTTAAATTCAAAGCGAGCGTTCACATACCTCCATCGGAAGGGTACGAGTGGATAACGTCACTTGGATCGCTGACCGATGTTCCGATGGCTCCCGATTGGTTCATGGAAGCATGGGCCAAGGCCGCCCCCGTCAGTATCAAGGCCACGGAAACGGCATCGTTCCCCGAGGGTCAGCGGCATGCGCTGCTATGCTCGGCTGCGGGCGCGTTGCGTAACCTGGGGTTGGGCGAAGAAGGCATCTTCCTTGGGTTGCAGGGCGTGCGTGCTGATCGCTGCGAAAACCCCGAGACGGTCACCGATGACGAGTTGCGTGGAATCGCCAAGTCGTACGCGGAAAAAGAAGCCAGCGAATCGTTCGATATGCGGCTCGCACGAGGCGAAGAGCGGGCCGTGATGGTCGCCAATTTCATGGCGCGTAAGATTGTGCATAAGGACGAGCCCGACCGGCACGCTGACGAAAGCTGCCCCAGGCTGAACGATAGGCAGTTGCGCCCCACCCCAATGATTGCCGCGTGGGTCGATTGGGTTCTGGGCAACGCTGAGTGTCGTCAACCTGAGTTGACTTTGCTTGCTGCCTGCGTAGGTATCGGTTGCGTTATGGGACGTCGTCCGACGTGGAAATTCACCCATGCGAATGTCTACGGACTTGGGATGGCATCATCGGGGTCAGGTAAGGATGCTCCGCTTCACTCCATTGAGGAAGTGCTACGTGCCGCTGGATGGGACGACCTTATAGGCGCTGCAAACCTAGGCTCCGACGTGGGTATGCTCGACCAAATCACCCAGCATCCAGACATCGTGTGGTCTATCGACGAGATCGGTATTCTGCTTGAAAACTTGAACAAGACGCAGGTTCCGACATACATCTCTAACATCATCTCATACCTGTTGCAGTTGTCGTCATGCAAGGCGTTCAACGGACGTGCTTTAAAGGGCGTAGCCCCCCAACGCATTGAGCAACCGTACCCGTGTATCTTCGCATGCACGCAGCCGAAAATATTCCTTGGTGCGTTCAATGAGCGCATGGCCGACAATGGGTTTTTCAATCGGTTTACGGTGTTCTTAGGCGAAGACCTCCCCAATCAACAGATTGACGTTCTTCGTGCAGCTCCGCCTGAGGATCTGATTGAAGCCTTGAAGTCGGCACGCGAGAAAGCAACTAGCCCGTTGATGAACGGATCGCACGGAGGAAAGCCGGGACCGGCTGAGATCGCTGCAACACCGGAAGCCCTGGAACTATACCGAAATAAGATAATCCACTACAACAGCATCAAGATGGAGCTGCGCAGTAAGGACGTGATGCGGGCCACCCTCGCAGCGCGCACCTTGGAGCGGGCGAACAAGTTCACGCTCATATACGCATGGACGCTTGATCCCGCAAACCCTGTTGTCACACCTGAAGCCGTAGAGTGGGGCTGCGAGATAGCCGAATTCAGCAACGCATGCTTGCTTCACTGTTTAAAGAACCGCATCGCATCACCGCATGATGAACTAGCGCGAAAGATATTGACCATCATTGAGAGCTACGAGCAGACAGGGGTTTCTCAAAGCGACTTCACTCGACACGCACAAAGCATCGAGCGAAACAAACGCGAGTCGATAATAGCGGACCTACAGCAAAGCGGAAAAGTGTACGTATTTACCAAGAAGAATGAATCAGGCCGAGTAGTTAAACGCTACAAGTCCGCTAAGTTTACCACACAAGAGGAGCGAACATGAACACGGAACAAGCTATCATTTGGTTTACCGCTATGGTAGACCGCACGCACGAAGCCCCGCCTGAGATTGTGGCTAAGCTATTACCACACGTCGGCACATTGAAGAAGTTTGCCGAAGCGATTGCCGAACGCGCTAACGAGCTGGCACGCTCTGACGAATTGCCGGGCTACACCAAGGGCGAAGGTCGCGCTAAGGCACTAGCTTGGGTAGACGATGCGGATCTGCCTGCTTTCCTGTATGAGAGCAAGCCGATGTCCCCCGCTCAGGCGATCAAGAACAAGCTCGTTTCGGAAGAGACGATCACCAAGCAGGGCTGGGCCGTGCGAAGTGCTAGCGAAGTTGTTGCTGTAAAGCTAGAAGAGGCGACGCCGGTTGCTGCCCCGCGTAGGGTTGCGCCACCACGTAAGGTTGTGGAGCCTGTTATTCCTGACGATTTACCGTTCTGATCATGAACCACAGTGCCGACTACCTAGACATCATCGGACCGGAGCCCGATCTATCCGACTACCGGGATTTGCACCGATGGGATAAATGGGGTGTGTGGTTCAGACGATTCTCAAAGCTAGCTCCGTTCTCCAACGGAACAGTTGACGAAGACGGAACCGTGCATTACACGCCCGTGCTACGGTCACAACGCACACGGATTTTTAGAGAGAATAAATGAAACTCAGTATCGACTTCGAAACTCGCAGCTTAGCCGACCTTCCAATAGGCCGCGAGCTCGGTGACATGTTCAATCGTTTCGACCTAGGGGAGGATTTCGAGTGTGTGCCGTGCGATGGGCGGCGCTTGCTCCGGGTCGAGTATCCTGACTGGTGGGCGCAAATGGCTGCCACGGGGCACCGATTCGGCGGGGACGCTGAAGGCTCCAACGTCCCCGACTGCCGCTTCACGCCGACCAGCGAGACGAGCTACCGCATCCGCGTTCTCCCCTACAAGAAGTGACCATGAAACTCAGTATCGACTTTGAATCAAGAAGTCTCGCCGACCTGTCCGAAGTCGGTGCCTGGAACTATTCGCTGCACGAAAGTACGGTCGTGCTGATGTGCGCCGTTTCGGCTGACGGTGGAAAGGCTACGTGCTTTGATTGCCGCCAGCCGGACGCGCTAAACGTCGTTAAGCTCATGCTGCAAGACGCAGACGAGATCCACGCTTGGAATGTCGGCTTTGAGTACGCCTTGATTACGAACGTGCTTAAGCTGGACATTCCGCTGCTGCGGTTCTTTGACACGATGGCAAAAGCGTGTGCGTTTTCAGTGCCTGCATCACTTGGCAAGTGCGGTGCGGCGTTGAACTTATCGATACAGAAGGACAAGGAAGGCGACCGGCTCATGAAGCTGTTCAGCATGCCCGCTACGGCAGGCAAGCTGAAAGGGCAATTGCGCGAGATGACGCCGGAGCTCGAATCCGAATATGCCCGCTATATGGACTACTGCCGCCAGGATGTGGAAGCCGAGATGGCGATTGACGCAGCGTTGCCGGATCTGACGGGTGACGATCTGGCGTTCTGGCGCACAACGTGGATTACGAACCTGCGCGGAATCCCTATCGATATGGAGTTGGTCACCTCGCTTCAGAAGATGGTCGAGCGCGGTGAGAAGGTCATCGGTTCTGCCGTCAGCGAACGTACCGATGGCGCGCTGGACGGGTACGCACTGAAGAACAACCACAAGAAGGTGTCAACGTATCTTGACCTCCCGAGCGTGGCCAAGGCGTACGTGAAGGAAGTTCTAGCGCGTGCTGACGTTGATCCGAAGACACGCGAGCTGCTAGAAGCACGGCAAGCGTTGGGCCGTACCGCCGTGGCGAAGCTGCCGAAGTTCAAGAACTACGCATCTGTCGTGGATCACCGCGTACGTGATGCACACCGGTTTAACGGCGCACAGTCGGGCCGCGATACGAGTCTCGGCATTAACCTGATGAACTTGCCACGCGGTGCGAAGTTCGATGTGCCGAAGCTGATAGCGTGTGCTAAGGCGGATGATTGGGAAGGCTTCTTTGAGACGGCAAAGTATCACCTCGGGAAGAGCGGGCCGGTCCCGGTGCTGTTCGATCCGCTGGGCGCGGTTGTTGCGTGTCTGCGTGGCTGCATCGCACCTAAGCATGGCGTCCTGTATCAGTGCGACTATGCGAGTATCGAGCCGCGTGTGTTGGCGTGGTATTCGGGCCAGGAGTGGGAGCTAGAGGCGTGGCGGAAGTACGATGCAAAGCAGGGGCCGGACCTGTACAAAGTGTTTGCCGGTAAAGCATGGGGCATTGAACCAGATGCGGTATCCGGCGATCAACGCCAGCTTGGTAAGGTAGGCAAGCTCGCTGCTGCGTACCGCACCGGGTGGAAAACTTTGCAAACGCAAGGCAAGGACGTCTACGGACTAATTCTGTCTGACGCGGAAGCGCAGTTCATCATCGACGGATACCGTGCAACGCACCGTGAAAACGTAGCGTTCTGGCACAATACCGAGAAGGCCGCAGAGAAGGCCGTTGACAATCCAGGTTCCGTATACAGCATAGGCAAAGCAGCGTACCGATTCGACGGCTTGCACCTGCAATGTCGTCTCGCTTCTGGCCGCAAGATCACCTACCCGTATGCCACCATGGAGACCGTTGTGCATCCTGAGTACGGCCCTAAGCGCCAGTTGCACTACATGTGCGAAGACGGCCCCGGTAAGGTGTGGCGTAAGATCAGCACTCATGGCGGTGTGCTTACGAACCACATTGTGCAGGGTACTTCCGGCTGCCTGCTACGCTATGCTTGCAACAACCTGGAAGCGGCGGGCTTCAAGGTCATCCTGCGCATCTATGACGAGATCGTAGCCGAGATGCCCGACGCTTCACGATTCGACGAGTTTCAACGCATTATTCTCCAGCTTCCGGAATGGGCAGAAGGTCTGCCTGTCAGTGGCGCTGGCTGGATTGCTGAATGCTACAAAAAGGATTAAACGCATGAACAACTATAGAAACGACTGCCCGCATTGTGGCATTCAACACAGTCAAACCAAAAGCTTTATAAAACAAAAGCGTCAAATAGCTTGCGTTGTTTTAGAAATACTCAAAGAGTGTGGAGTAAAAAACTCGTTTGTGAAGTGTGTTGAAAACAAGCTAAATGGCGCAATAGAAAGCCTCATAGTAGACGTACGTAAAGAACTGCTACCAAAAACTGCGTATAAAGAAGTATCTAAAATCCACGCAAGCGCAATAAGTGCAGCGATTGAGATAATAAACCGGAAAAACAAATGAGTGAAAACACTATGCCTGTATGGATCATGGCAGGGGCTAAGTGCAGTAGCCAGCCCGACCCCGTTAACCACCCACCGCACTACACGTCACATCCAGCTAAATGCGATTGCGGCACAGGCATCGAGTGCATTCAAATCACGGAGCACATGGGCTTTAACCTTGGTAACGCGGTGAAGTATGTGTGGCGTGCTGATCTAAAGAACAATGCGATTGAGGACTTAAAGAAGGCTGTCTGGTACATTCAACGAGAGATCGCTAAACGCGAGAAGACAAATGGCTGATACCGAACAACTACCTAACGAATGCGCGTTGTGCCTTGTTTGCGGCACCCCTGTCAGTAGAGGACGAAACATTTTTTGCTCGTCTGAATGTAGTTCAGAGGCGAAAATAGAGGCACACGCCTTATCAGTGCAATGCGAAGTCTGTAAGGCCTGCGGAGTTATAAAGGGGTCGGCTGCAATACAGGCATACCGGAAAACGGGCTACTGGACTTGTTCTAAAGCGTGCGGTGCGGCACAGAGATCAAAAGTAAGCAGAGCACGCATGTTGGCCAAAAGAAAAACTACCGACGTTCCTGAAAACACACCCTGTCACGTGTGCGGTAAAGATATTACGATAGACGACACTACTAAAATAGGTCTTTTGCGGAGAAGCCGCTATGTTCGCGGGGTGCCACAAACATGCAGCCGCCAATGCTCCGCTGCCGCAGGGCATGCGGTTCGATTTGCTGCGATAAGGGCTTTTGAAGCGTCTTGCCCCGAAACTACACCTTGTGGATACTGTGGCGCGGCTATTGAAATAAAAAGTGGCACAAGGTCAAAGCAACAAAGAAGACTACGTCTTCTGTTTCAGAAAAAAAACATATTTTGTAGCACATCATGTTCCTTAAAACACACGAAAAGATATGAAAATCCAACTACCCGGTCTTGAACCCTGTGCCAAAGCCCGCCCCCGTGTTACATCACGGGGCACGTACATGCCCAAGCGATACCAGGACTGGCGCAGAAAGTTCGTTGCGATGTGGCGATCTACGGTTCCACATTACCAATGGAACGAACCCGTGGGTATTAACGTGCGGTGGACTACGCCGACCGGCAAGTGTAAGCCGGACCTGGACAACTCGATTTCTGCCGTCTTTGATGCGTTGCAAGACGCAGGCGCGTTGTCGAACGACTCGCTTGTGCGGTCAGGAAGTTTCCGTATCGACGTAGGCCCGTTGGCGACCTACGTTGAAATCACTCCTCACGTGTGAATTGTTCTACAATACGCTTAGCGTCGCTATCATGGCGCATGATGTAGCGACGCGCCTTTAACGGCATCGCTTCAAGGATCGCGTCCATGCGCTTAGTTCCAAAAGTACTCACGTAGGGAAGTTCGCGTAAGAACTTCTTTTTGTCGGCTTCGCTAAGCGTAGGTAGGTAGCTGCTCAAGACGGCTTGTGCTCCGTCTTCATCACCGGCAAGCAGGCGCTTGCGAAAATCGGAACGCGCTTTGGCATCGTCTGATTGTTCTGCTGCTCCCATACGGCTTCCGTAGAGCTTTGAAGCGGCGCTATACATTATCTGCTGCGCTAGTTTTCCGCCGCGATCATCGCTGGACAATGCTTCCTTAACACGCCGTGCCGCAGGGAGCAGACGCGACGGTTCGCCTTTGCTTGCTGCCGTGTATACTAAGTTTCCGACCATAACGGGCCACGACAACATCGATGCCACCGCTACGCCTGGGCTAGAGGAATCACGATTCATGTAGTTGAGCATGCTACCGGGAACAGCTCCGCCTACGACGTTGGCCAAAAGAGGAACGTTTGACTCTTTGCTTTCCCAAAACATCCCCAAAGCGGATATGCCGTAGGTAAGCGCGGTACCGATGGCGGTTGCGGCGGATGCGCTGACGCCAAGACCTGCGGCAGATTGAGCCAGCATAGCCGATGCGGTCGCTAAGCGTACGCGCATAGGTGCTTTTTCGTTAGCCATGATGGCCTTGGCTCCGTCTATTGTTCGTAGCATATTGCGAACGCGGTTTTCACCGTAACGACGGAAGAGCGCCCCCATCGTGTTAACTATTTCAAGACGCGATCCGCGAGCGGTTTGTGCAAGGTTCCTTTTAGCGCCGGTCATGTTCTCTGCGATCATAGTCGCCAAGACTTTAACGTCCGTATCCGATGCACGCTTTTCACGAAAACGCGCCTGCATTTCAGGCGAAACCCGATTCATGGTTAAAAAGCCTTCGTCAAGTAAAGTTACGCCCTCTTCTTGCAAATGCTTAGCCCACGCACGGCCACCCTCGTAGCCTACCGTGTGCGTATAGCGGTTAACGATATTACGCCCGGCTGCGCGCTGAACCCCTGCTGCAAAGTTGCCGGTAGCTTGAGTCATAGCACCGCGTAAGTCTACGCGGTTTTTAACGTCCGCATCAAGACCTCCCTCAGCCACTGCTCGCTTGTTACGAACAGCACTGTTTGCAAGCCCCTCTAGTGCGTAGGTCAGTGGAACGTGGTTAACGATATTAACTACTTCCGACACGTCCACGGGAGCAGTTGCGCTAGTCAGTAGTGAGCCAACAACGCGCTTGGCGTTGTTAATACCCTCAACCGCGCCTCGATCACCCGCATTCCACCGCAACTCGCCAAACCCGTTGTACGCATTGATCGCGCGGACTACGGCAGCTTTTTGTGCATCGGCCACACCGTTCAGTTGCGGCATCAATTTACTCAAATCGCTAACGTCAACAGCCCCGCCAAACGCCTTATAGAATCCGATACGCCGGGCAGTGCCTTCGAACGTACTGCGCACGTAACGTGACGGGTCTGTTTCTAGCAGGCGGATGTAGTTGTCGCCGTCGCGCAAGTGTGATGGAAACTCTTTGTACTTGCGCCCTATTTCCATAGGGTCGAGCCGCACCCCTGCACCCTTGCCGAGCGCATCTAATCCAAAGAAATCCTTCTTTATCTGCTCAGGCGCTACGCCGTTAAGTTCGGACATAGCGCGAACAAACTTAGATCCAAGGACGCTATCAGAGCCGCTAGCCAGGATGCCGTGCGTGTCTCCCGTAAAGTGACGGATGAACACGTTTTTTCCGGTGCCTTTGCCAATCGGTACGCCTGCTGCGAGAGCTTCGTCGCGAGTAGATTGGTTGGCTAGATCTTTAGCATCGACAAACTGTTGGAGATTTTCAGGAACCTCTAGCTTGCCTTCAAGCATCATCTTCCAAGGGCTGTTAGCGTACTCCTGCTTAGGGTCCATCGGCTTTGAAGGCTGATCGGCTTCGTGAAGTGCCTTGGCCTTACTAGCGTCCATGGTAGCTGCGCCAGTCCGTGCTGTCTCCATGGCTTTGTGCATACGCTGCTGTGCAATATGCGACTCTTCAATAGCTTGATTGATACGGTCGCCCGCATCGCGCACGGGAGCCGAACTACTACGTTTAAGGCGATCTGTGGAGTCATCACCAATCATTTCCATAACGGTACGCACTGCGCGGCCCGTATGTGTTCTATCTCCACTCAGCGCCTCCGACGCATTGTCTACTATCCGACCGACGCCGCGCTTAGTTAAACGACCTACGACTTTAGCCCCCTTGCCTAGGGCCTGCATTCCTTCAACAAGCGGAATAGCCGGATTAATAGCTACGCCGGAGCGCGTTACGTCACGACCTGCAACCCGGCGTGACAGATTCTTGGCAGCTACATCAACACGATTCTTCTGCTCTGGCGTCAGATCGGAATACGCGACCGTCTCCTTAGGATCTACGGTCATGCGATCGGTGACAAGGCGCGCTTTGCCAGTGGCGGGTTCTACGAGATAGCGCGGCTCGGGCGCTTGAACCGGCGTTCCTTCCTGTACCGGAGCGGTATCCGCTGCCGTATCAATAAATAAAGACGCCTCTGACGGTTGCGTATTTTTACCTACCGACTTTTTAATGCGCTGCTCCATTTGACTCTGAATTACTTCAGCGATTTGATTTACTTCTTTAACAGTACGTAACCCACTGGATATCTGATCTGCGCCAGCTTTGCGCATGACTTCTACTGGATCAAGCCCCGCAGCACGAATCTTATCGGAAACAAGAACCATGGCTTGATTGCTAAGTTTTCCAGAAAGCGTATCGCCGCTTTTACTCAAAGTATCTGATAAGTTGTTTATGAGAAAATAACCCATATCTTCAGGAGATTGAAGGTTTTCAGCTTCTTGAAGGTTACTTAATTCTTTACGGTAATCCCTAGCATCGTAGCCGTATTGGTAGATTGCCGCATAATCAGGTGAGTTTGTACCTAAGTCTACGTTGTGCTTATTTAAAAGATTATCGTTGATTTCACCCGTTCTATTAAGTTGTTTTTTTGCCTTTTCCCAGTCTTCCTTAAACAAACGTTGAAGGTGCTTATCGCCGATTGCTGCATCGGCTACGAACATGCCTTCAATTTCTTTAGCCGACTTGTTACTTAATGGCCCATCAAGGGGTGATTTTTGTAGGTATGGGGAAGAGTACGAAGAGACTGATTCATTTACCGCCTCTGAGGGAGGAAGTACTTCCGAAAGCGTCTGCGCTTCCGCATCGCGCTGCGCCATTTCGGCATCCTGTTGCGCCTGCTCGCGAGCATACTGCTCTTGATCAGCAGCGTTGAATGCTTCTCGATCTGCCGCCATACGCTCGCGTAGTATGCGATCAGCTACGGACGTATTATCAACAGCACCCGCAACGCCTTCGTATTGCGCTTGGCGAATGTCGGCATCTATTCTTGCGCGTTCGGAAGCTACTTCTGGCGTATTTGAAAGCGCTTCTTGTGCTTTTGCTACGGCTTGCTGTTGCGCATCTTCAAGGTCGATACGCTTACTCACAGCAGCATCATTTGCAGCAGCGTCCGCCAATGCAGCATCCCCCTGCTTAGCGGCAAGGAGCTGATCCATGTTGACTTGGCGTCTGCCTTCTGCCGCACGTAATGCGCCAGCAACACCCGTGCGCGCCATAGCCATAGCCGGAACTGCGGCATTCATGCCCGCGTTCACTAGGTAATCTTCCGCACCAGGGGCGAACTGTTCGTTACCCGTGGCGTAGTCGAGTCCCGCTTGTGCGCCAGTGGCGGCCAATCCCGCTGCCGCGCCAGTTCCAGCCAGTGCCGCTTGTCCAGCAACTCCACGCAAACCGAAGGCGGTTCCTCCCGCTACCGTACCCAGACGTGCAGCACCCGCGCCAACGCCAGCACCTGCTGCCGTTAAACCTGTTTGTAGTGCGGCTGTTCCGCCGAGATTGATGCGATTTGCCAAATCAGTAGGGTTCTGCCCCTGATCTTGCATCTGCGCGCCTTTTTGCGCAACTCCGCCTAGTATAGCAGCGGGCGCAAGAGGCCCCGCCATCATCGCACCAGCCGCTGAGTTTAAGCCGCCCGCACGTTCTTGGGCTACGCCTAGATCGCTGGCTTGCTGGCGTACCGTATCGGACCAGCGCGCACCCGTCTCATTGCTAACGAATGGAAGAGCGACGCCGCCAACTGCCGCCGTTGAGCCAAGGGAGATTGTTTTACCTGCGACATTAAGCGCATCCGCAACACCGCTGCCGTACTCTCCAGCGACTTCTTTAACTCGCTCCCACGATCCCGGCGCGGTTCCATTCTGCGTAGGTGCAGCTAAGCGACGACGTGCCGCATCGCTGAGGCCCGCCATGTGAT